TTGGAGCTGGCCACCAGCGAGCCGCCGCTCGACGGCGAGAACCAGTCGTGACCACATCGACTCCGGGCCGGTCGGCTGCGACGTCCATGGTGGACGCGCATCGGGAAGAGCCGACCGGCCCGGTCCAAACGCCGGGTCGGGGAGGTCCGGGGTTGGAGACCCCGGCGGAAGCCATCCCCGGCCCGGTCCGGATCGTCGTCACACGCTGGAAATGCCCGCACTGCAACCGGGGCTGGTCCGCGAAAGGCTGGGCAGCCCGGCACATCGACCGGTGCTGGCACAACCCGGCGGCGCGGGGATGCAAGACGTGCAAGCACTTCGACATGGACTACGACGGCTACGAGGTGTGCGGCATGGGCGTCGACCTCACCGGGTCGCCGCAATGCGCGCGCTGTGGGGGCATGGGCGACATTCCAGCCGGCAGCATCCACGACGGCACCCTCGCCGCCAGTTGCTGCCCCGAATGCGGGGGCGATGGCGGCACCAACGGGCCACAGCGCAAGCCCGGCCCGATCGTCCACTGTGACCTCTGGGAGGGCAGCCGTGGCTGATCAGCCGATGTGCACCTGCACCCATCCGGTGATCATCCACCACCTCACCCCGTCCCGGATCCGTACCTACTGCACCCACATGGACCACACCGGGCCATGCCCATGCAACAAGGCCGTGGAGGTGTCCGATGGACGGTGACCGCGTCGCCGAACTCGCCGACGAGATCGCGACCCTGCGCCAGGAGCTGGCCGAGGCCCTTTCCCTCGTCTACCACCTCGCCGGCGTCGCCGAACTCGCCGAACACCACAGCGTCTCCAAGTCGATGATCTGCACCTGGGCCGACCGGTACACCCACTTCCCGCGGCCGGTCGTCACCATCAAGGCCGGCCGCCTGTGGGACCGGCGTCAGGTCGCCGACTGGGTACAACGGCGGCAGACATGAGCCGCGACATTCCGACGCACCCGTACGCCGACGACGGCACCCACGACCACCGCGGCGACGGCAGATGCGTCCACTGCGGCCTACCACCCGGAAACGAACACCACGGCCTACCAGACCGCACCACCGAAATGGACGAACACCGGCGACGTGCCGGAGAAAGCGAGACAGCATGAAACCCAGCGTTGGCAGGATCGTGCACTACGTCAGCTACGGAACCCCTGGCGGCGAGTACAAGTCGCAGTGCATCGCGGCCATCATCGCGGCCATCCCAGGCGTGGGTGATGACGTTCTTGACCTTGTCATTTTCAATCCCGCGGGCACGCTCTTCAACCGGTGCGAGTACGACGAGGGCGGCATCGGTGAGACTTTAGGGGCGCCCACTGCCCGCTCGTACCGTGGCGGCACGTGGCATTGGCCTGAGCGGGTCAGCGAGTGAAGCCCATCGACCCGCGCAAAATTCGCGGCAGCATGGCCGGCCCCGGCGGACCCCACGACCAAGGCGGCGTCGTCCTCGACGCACGCAACGCCGTGATCCTCGAAACCGTGGACGTGTCCACCATCGACTCCGAACGCGCCGGCCGCGGCCAATCGGCGCTCGCGATGGTTCTCGGTGGCCGCATCAACCAAACCAAGGACCGGGTCAGCGTCCTGTTCCTGGCCGGCACAGGCGGCGTGGCAGCGATCGTGACCGAACTAATCGCGCTGATGGGCCGTGCGACTGGCGACCCGACGCCGTTCATCAACGACGTCATGGAGCGGATGACGAAACTCGCCGAGGAAGGCAACCTGTCATGACCATCGATCCCCAGGCCATCCTGAACATCCCGATGCAACAAAACGACGCCGGCGCGACAACCGTGCGCGGCTACCTCGTCGCCCTCGCGCGAGAGGTATGGACCGAGACCGAAGGGTTCTCCGGAAAACGGCCGTTCGGAAACTCAGGCTGGGAACACGAGGTGTACTCAGCCCTGGCCAAGACCGGCCACATCGAGGGCGGCGTTGTCGGCGTCGACGGCTGGCTGTACACCGCCGAGCAAAGAAACATTGCCGACGAGCTGATCTACGCCGCTCTCGACGAGCTGGCGGATCCGGTTGACCCCGCAGCCGCCGAGGCGCCCATGGCCGAGCTGCACGAGCTGACCCCGACTGTTCTGACAGCGGCCCAGCAGATCCGGCTGGAGACGGTACGTATGGTGCTCGACGATCTTCAAGCGACGGTCGGCGACGGGGCAGAAGGCGCGTACACGTTGCGCAATCTGGTCTCAGACGTGCTGCTCGTTGCCCGTGTCATCGAGACCGGGCAGGAGCCGCTACCGGCACCGCGTGTCGAACCTGTGCCGCCTGTCCAGGCCGACGGGACAGCGGACGAGGAGGCGGCCCGGTGAGCATCGAGACAAGGACGCTCGACCCGGACGACGCCATGCAGCTGGAAGGCGCTGACGACGGATCCCCCGTCGGCGAGTGGACCAAGGCTGCCGATCAGCACAAGAGCGAACACCGCTGGTACGACCGGTTCTGGCTCGTGCTAGCCCACGAAGACGGCACGTATTGGGGCCTGACCTACGACATCGGCAAAACCGAGATGCAGGAGCACGCTCTGCCGTGGGAGAAGACCGATAGCCCACTGGAGCTGACGCGGCTCTACCCGCACGAGGTGACCAGCGTCGAGTACCGGACCGTCGAACCGGCACCACCTGTCGACGGCTGACCCTTCCGGGGTGCGGAAGACCACCGCTAACACGGCACCGGGCACCGCACCCCCCGGTCCCCGCAAGGGGGCAAAACCTTACAGCACAACAGTATTGGAGGCGCGAAACATGTTCATCGAAGTAGCCGAGTCCGGCGTGTCCAGCGTGGACGATCGCGCCAACGTGAGAAAATGTCGGTTCAAGAACCCTCGGTCTTTAGGGCGGCCGGCGGGAGCGCGTCCACGCTCAACCGCCGACCTGAAGGCCACGTCCCTGCCACAACAGGAAGCGAGTCCCCTAGCCGTGACGATAACGGCATTCACACCCACGCACACAAGACCCTCCCGCGTGTCCAAAAGTGTCGCCTGCCTGACACTCTTGGGTGGTGTCTGATGGCCCTTCCCTGGATTCGTCTCGACACGGCAATGCCCGACCACCCGAAGATCATCGAAATGGTGGACAACAACCGTGAAGGCCGGGCCGCCGCATTCGTGTGGGTGTGCTCGCTCGCCTACTCAGGCAAGCACGGCACCGACGGGTTCATCCCCAAGGGTGCCCTCGTCCGAATCAACGGCCGAACCGCCGACGCCCGCCTCCTCGTCGCGAACGGGCTATGGAAAGACGAAGGCGTCGGCTGGTCGATACCCGGCTGGGCCGAGTACCAGGAGACCAACGAGGAGACCCAGAGACGGGCCGACAGAGCCCGCAAGGCGGCCGCCGCTCGATGGGGAAAGGAGTACCAGACCTGATGCTCCAAGCAATGCTCAAGCATTGCTCCAAGCATTCCTAGATGCACATGCTCAAACGTTTTGCTTGCGCAATGCACGAACGAACGAACGGACTTACGGAGATGTTGTTGTTACGGAGAGATAGAAGGGTTTCGCTACGTTACGCGGACGCGCATACGGCGCCACGCCCATTTCGCACCCAAAATCTGCCCACAGCAACGCCACCAAACCACGTTATCCACAGGGAACGGAGGTCTGACCAAAATGGCCACTGACCAGCGAATTCTCGACGAAAGCACCTGCCGCTACTGCCACCAGCCCATCATCCGGGGCCTGCTCCAATCCGGCTACCACCGCTCGTTCATGACCGAACTCCAGCCCACATCCCAGGTCGCCGAACACGACCGATACGCCGTCCACCGACGCCTCCGCTGCGTCGTAGACCTCATCGCAGTAGCCCATCCACCGTCGAAAGTCCTCGTCCCGCACTACTGCCAGGAGTACGCAGAGGCCGTCCGGATGCGCGGAATGAGCGGGCTAGGCGACGCGATCGACGAGGTCTTCGGCGCCAAGAAGCCCACGAAACCGGCCACGCCATGACTGATCTGCGCCAGCCTCGACACCCGAACGGAAGGACGGTAACGACATGGGCCTACTCGATCGGATCCAAACCCTCACCGACTACGGCCCCGTACTACGCCACGACCGACCACACTGGGCAGCCACCCAAACCCTCCACGACCTAGCCGAACTAACCGCCCGCTGGCTCGCCAGCGAAATCCAATCCCAACCCGGCTACTTCGGCACCGTCGACGTCGACGAAGACGAAGCACCAGGACTCACCGAAACGCTGATCACACTCAACCAGGCCGGCTACCTCACCCAAAGCTCACAAGCCGGCGCCGACTGCATCAGCTACGACGGCCGCCGCTGGACACAACTCGCAGCCGTCTGCGGCTCCGCCGACGACAACACCCACCAGTGGCTGCGCGACGTCACCGCCGGCACTCGCTTCAAAATCCTGGCACGACACTGCGAACGTCGCGGCCCACGAGTCGCAGTCACCTGGATCGACGGCCAGCCGCACACCCACTTCGGAGTCAACTCCAAAAACGATGTCCGGTTCGCCTACCAAGAATGCGGCGACGCAGCCATCGACGCCGTATGCGCCGCCTGGCAGGTCACGATCTACGACCCCGAACCGGACCGCAACGATATGTGGGAATACCTCCGCCACGCCGCCTCCGAACGAAAGGCCAGCTGATGGATGACCCAGTGCGAGTCTCCTGGCGCCGCCTCCGCTCAGAACTGGTCGCCAACACGGCACCGTGGGAACACTCCGCGCGGCCCGCCATCCGAGCACACGCCGAAGCGCTATACGCGCTATTCGGCGAGCGAGACGCCGCCGAAGCCCGCGGATACCAACACGCCATCGACCACGTCCGCAACGCCTTCGAACACGGCTACCTGCGCTACATCCAAGACCAAGCCAACGCCGGCCACTACACCCAATGGCTCAACCAAAACGAGCTCACCGAAGTCGCCAACTTCCTCACCGCACGCAAGGACAGAACGTGAGCGCCGTCGACGTCCTCCCCGCCCGCTACATCGCCAGCGTCGGCTCCACCACCATCTGCCCCTGCCAATACGGACCCTCCGGCCACTGCAACGCCGGCAACCACCAAAAATGCCCCCGCACCTGGGGCTGGGAACGCCACGGCCAACCCGAACCCGAAACCCACATCGTCAGCCGCGACTACGGCGCCCTCACCCCCGTATGGCGCACCGGACAAGCCTGCCGCTGGCTCTGCCCATGCACCTGCCACACCAACACCATCGCCCTGTTCGAGCCGCCAGCGCGTCGACCCGGACGCCTCTCCGTCACCGGCGGGAACGGCTACGCCCGCGTCGCCTCCATGGACAACACCCTGGCCGTCGACGACGACCAGCCGACACTGTGGGACCCCGCCCCCACGAGCCGAGAGGCCGACCGATGAACACCTACGACTCCCGCCCCGACACCCTCGCCCACAGCCAGCGCGTCGGCGAACTCATCATCCAGGTCACCAAGGACCTGCTCGACCGCTCAACCTGCCACGACCGCAGCAAGACACTGCCACCCGAGGTCGACGTCTTCGATGAGTACACGCCAAAGCTCAAGACCAGCACCTACGGCACCGAGGAGTACAAGGGCTACCTCGTCGGCATGGGCGAAGGGCTCAAGCACCACTACGCCCACAACCGCCACCACCCGGAGCACTTCGCCAACGGCGTCAACGGCATGACCCTCGCCGACTGGAAAGCCGCCACCGAGCGGCACGACGACGGCGACCTCGCGAAGAGCCTGGAGATCCAGCGCGATCGGTTCGGGCTGTCCGACCAGCTCGTAGCGATCCTGCGCAACACAGCGGCGGCGTTCCGCTGGCTGCCGACGCAGGTGTGCGGCGCCGAGACCCGACACTGGAAGGGCGAGCACTGGGTGTGCAACATTCCGGTTGGTCCGGACGGCAAACACGCGGGCACCCACGAGGACGGCCGCTTCTCCCCGGGCGCGGAATGGTCCAACAACGCCGAGGCTGACCGATGAGCCAAGACCCACGCTGGACCGACGACACCGAAGCCGCCGCCACCAAAGCCATGCTCGCCCACACCGACCACATCGAAGCCGGCGAAACAGGCGCCCACATCCGATGCTCCTGCGGCGCACGCTCCGGCCCCGCGACCGGCGCCGACCTACTCGAAAACATGACCGCGCACCGACAGCACCGCGTCCACGCCATCCTCACCGCCCTCGCCGACAACGGCCTACTCGTACCACCCGGCGGCAAAATGCCCTGGCCTCGTACCGATGCCGGCGACCCGGCCACCGTGTACCCGGAGGCCACGGAAACCGGCCCACAATCGACGCACACGGCCGGACAGCCCTCTTCGCATATCTCCCCTTAGCCAGCGATAATCGATCAAGGCCACGGCGAGCAAACCTAGGAGACCAGCAAACGATGGGGGTTTCGAAGGCTCAACGCGCTTCCACCGCAGCTAGAAGGGCAAAAGCCATTGAGCTGCGCCTATCCGGTGTGCCCTATGAAAGCATCGCCGAACAACTCGGCTACGCCAGCCGAGGCGCCGCCTGCGCCGATATTACCCGCGCCCTCGAACAGTCAATCGCCGAACAACGCACCTCGGCCGAAGTTCTCCGCGAACAGGAACTCCTACGCCTCGACCTGCTGTGGCAAGAAGCATGGCGGATCTTGAAAACGGAACACTACATCCTCCACCAAGGCACCATCGTCGACAAAGACGGCAAACCGTTGATCGACGACGGACCGCTCCTACAAACGATGGACCGCATGCTCCGCATCCAGGAACGTCGATCAAAGTTCCTCGGCCTCGACAGCGCCAGCAAGCACGAGGTGAGCATCAGTGAAATCGATGACGAAATCCGACGACTCACCGCCGAGCTTGGCTCAGCTGCGCCTACAGAAGCTGACCGAGCTGAAGACGCTGAGGACGAGGAAGGCTGAAAAGCTCGCCTCGATCGCACTGGTGGACCGCTGCCCGGATGTGCGGGACCGGGCAGCGGTCACCGACCCGGCCACCCTGGCCGACCATTTAGAAGACCGGTACCAGCTCCGCGCCCACCTGGCCGTCATTGGTCGGGAGATCGGCAAGCTCCGCGACCGGGCGTTCGGCCGGCTGTCGATCAACCTGCCGCCGCAGTGCGGCAAAACCAGGACCGCGGTCGAGTGGGGCGTGTTTTGGTGGCTCATCCTCGAACCCGGCGCCCATGTCGTGATCGGCTCCTACAACGAACGTTTGGCCGTCAAACGGGGTAAGGCCGTCCGCCGGCTGATCGGCTCCTACGGTGCCCGATTCGGTCTTATCCTCGAACCCGGCTCGACGAACATGACCGACTGGTCGCTCACGACCGGCGGTGGAGTCCGATCCGTTGGTGTCGGCGGTGGCATCACCGGCGACCCCGCCGACCTCATCGTCATCGATGACCCGGTCCGATCCCGCAAAGACGCCGACTCCCTCACCGTCCGCGAAGCCGTCCGGGACTGGTACTCAGCCGACCTGTTCTCACGCCGCTCGCCGGGCTGCCCCGTCCTGCTCGTCTGCACCCCATGGCACCCCGACGACCTCCGCGCCACCCTGATCGCCGCTGAGGGCAAGGTGGAGGAAGGCGGCCGGTGGCGGGTAGTCGTCATGCCAGCCCTGTGCACCGACCCCGCAACCGATCCACTTAGCCGCCAAGCCGGCGACCCGCTGCCGCATCCGAAGATCGACCCCGACAACCAGGCAGCGATGCTCACCCACTGGCATGAAGCCCGCGCGGGCGTCGACGCCCGCGACTGGGCCGCCCTGTGGCAATGCGACCCACGCCCCGCCGAGGGCACGTTGGTGTCGTGGACTTTGCTGCGGGAGCGGCGCTGCTACCAGCACGGCAACCCCGGTGGTGGCTGCTCAACCCCCAGCATTGTTGCTGTCGCCGTGGACCCGTCCGGTGGTGGCCGCGACACTGCCGGCATTGTTGGCGGCTACCTCGGCCTCGATGGCCGGCTGCATTTGACGCACGACCAGTCTGGGGTTATGCCGTCCGCCGACTGGGCACGGGCCGCCTGCGAACTCGCCGCCGACACCCACGCCGATCGGTTCGTGATCGAAAAAAACTATGGCGGCGACATGGCCCTACTTACGTTGCGGACGGCATGGGATGCGCTACGCCGCGAACAACCGGCCCGGTTCGGAATGCTTGTACCGCGGATCGTGCCTGTCACGGCGAAGCGCGGGAAGGTGCTGCGGGCGGAGCCGATCGCGCAGCAGTGGGCAGAAGGCCGTGTTGTTACTGCCGCGTATTTGCCGGAGTTGGAGTCGGAGTGGGCGACGTTCCTGCCCGGGGCTGATTCGCCGGGCCGGATCGACGCGTCGGTCTACTTGGCATACGAGTTGCTGCCTGTGCCGGCCAGTGGTGAGGCGTCGATGAGTGGGGCGGCCTTGTTGGCGGAGACGGATCTTCTAGGCTGGGGAAGGCGCTAGGAACATCGATCAGGCACCATAAGAGGCATTATGATGTGTCGATTTGATCTGGATGGTGACCCGGTCGATACGGCTCGCGGCCATGATCGGCTTCATCCACCAGGCCACAAACATCCAATACATCAAGATCATCAACGGGTACAGGCCGATCGTGAACACAGTCAACAACAGAAACCTGCCAATGTTCGCCGACTTCGGATACGGCTTCGGCCTCTCCAACACCACCCACCCGTAGCCCTGCCCAGTGACATGCAAGCCCTGCGCGGCATACCCGCGGATCGTCTGGTCGTACTGGTGCTCAGATACGAAGACAGTCTTCATCGATCGTCGTCCTCTATGCCGGGGGGTGGGGACTTGGCGCACCGTATCAGCGCCCGTCGAGGTTGCGGGGACAGATCATGGACAGGGCGCATAATGATCTGGAACGGGGAGGTACGGATGGCTCACGTAGAGGGCTGCACATACACGCGGTGCCGGCACCCGCAGGTCCCGATCGTCGGCGCCCAATGAAACAGTCATGGCTGCCGCCCGAGCTGGTCAACGAACAGCCATACAGCATGTGCCCCGTCTTCCGGTTCGACTGCCAAGTGGTGTTGCCGACCAGAACGATTCGGTTGACGACTCCCGCCATTGGTGGGGCACGCGTCCTCGACAACCCCGACATTCTGATACGGATGATGTGGGCACCAACGCGCCAGCTTCGCCGCGACGCCAGGAACGCGGGCCTGCCAGGTGTGTGGCGGCGCAAGGTCCCCGGTTTGGCTGAGGCTTTGGAGCGGTCCGGGCTCGTGGCGAAAACGGCTGCGGCATGACGACGACAGCGGTGGCATTCGTGATCCGGCACCGGTCGCTATGGTGCTATTCGTGCATGCTGCCCTGCCGGGTGGAGGGCGATGTGATCAACAACGGGGAGATTGTGGCCACGATGACAGGCTGCCCCGACTGTGAGACTGGCATCTATGCGCGGGAGGTCGACCGGTGACTGGTAACGGCTGGCGTCTGGTCCTGGCGTTGGGCATGGTCCTTGCGATTTGGCGTCTGACCCGCCTGTTGGTGGTGGACGAGTTTCCGCCGGTCCGTGCCGTCCGGGACTGGTTCATCAAGACGTTCGCGACCATCAGCCCCGACGGGGACATGGTCGGCGGTAAGCACCTGGGCGGCCTCGGGTTCGCCCTGGCGTATGTGTGGACGTGTTCGTGGTGCATGTCGGTATGGGTGGGCGGGGCGGTGTGGGCTGCCGCTGATTGGCGGCTGAGTGTGCCTTACCCGTGGCTGATTCTGGCGGCCGGGTCTGCGTTGGCTGGTGTGATGAACATGGTTGAGGGCGAGCACGATCAACGGTTCGAGTTGCGCCGGTTGGAGATTGAGAAGAACACGAGGATCCCCCGATGAGAAACACACTTCTCCGCCGCCCGCGCTGGGTCCAGTGGGTCTGGGCGCGTGCGCTCGGCTACTCCTGGCGGCCATGCCCGGAGTGCGGGCAGATGCACGGCGGCCACGAGGCGACCTCAGTGGCAGTCTTCGTCGAGACCGATGATGGATGGTTCTGCGTATGCCGTAGTTGCGTGTCCGACGTTGCGGCCCGCGCGGAGCAGGCGGCGGCCGGAAATCCGGAGCCGGGCTGGTGGTTGGCATCGAGGATCCCCCGATGACCCATGAGCATTGGACATACAGCTTGCCGAACGGCTACACGTCGCCGTTCTACTCGCCGACGTTCGAGGGCGCGGCAGTTACAGCGTTCCGCGCAGACAGGGATGTGCAGACGGTCCACGTATTCAGCCCTAGCGGCGGCGGCGTGGACGTGACCCGCGAGGAGGCCGTTGCGATGGCCGCCGTGTTCGGGGAGGAACTGTGATAACCGAGGTTACGGAATCGTATGTTGAGCCAGCGGTGCGCGACGGGAAACGTCGATGACGGCGCCGAGGATGTCGAACGCTCGCCGTGACACGGCCTGGACCATCTACCGGCACGTGAAAGCCCAAGTCGACGCGCGGCTCGCGGAGATCGGCGACGGACTCGGCTGCGAGGCCGCTGCGGCGCGGGCGTTTGAACAAGGCCGTCTGGCAGTGGTCGAGGTCGACATGTGGAACGCCCTCGGCCTACCAGGGCCGAGCAGCGTTTGAGATGCCGTAGCGCCTGAGTGGCGGGTCAGTGATCACGGTCTACGATGGCAGCACACAGGCCGGTGATCACGGGGGTGAACATGCCGGACAGTCGACGTCTGCCCGCACGCCTCCGCCCAGCCATCACCGCAGCCGCCACCCCATACACCCCCAGCATGTGGCGCGACGGCGGTGTCTTCCGCTATCAGTCGTGGCAGCACGAAGCCTGGGGGTTCCGCCGCAGCCTGGGCGAGTTCAACCAGGCCATCGACTGGATGTCCCGCGCCATGTCCCGCATCAGGTTGACCGCAGCCGAGATAGTCCCCGGAGGCGACGAACCCGAACCGTTGACCGAAGGCCCGGCCTCCCAGCTGGTCGAAGACTTTTGTAGCGGCGGCCCCGGGCATAGTGCCTTCTTGAAGGCGATCACACCGCAACTGCTTGTCCCCGGTGAGGGGTGGCTGATCGCCGAACGCGACAACCCGAACGTGCCGCTGTCCGCCGCCGACTGGGGCGTTTACAGCACTGAATGTATTCAGGCCGTCGGGGACCGGTTCAAGGTTCGGATCGGTGAGGCCAGGTGGCGGGACCTGCTCCCCGACAACCTGCCGATGCGGATTCACGAACCCGACCCGCAGTGGCCTTGGTTGGCGACGTCGAACGCGGAGGCGGCGGTGCCGATCATGCGCCGTATCTATCTCATCGACTCGCGGATTATCGCGATGATGGTGTCCCGGTTGGCGATGAACGGGCTGCTGTTGATCCCGCAGGAGGGCACGTTCAGTGTGCCTGAGCAGTACAAAGAGGCCCCGGATCCGTTCGTCGCGATGTTGATCGACGTCGCGGCGAGGAACATCGCCAACCCTGGCCAGGCGTCGGCTGGTATCCCGATTCCGATCCGATTCACGTCCGAGCTGATCGACAAGTGGAAGATCCTGAAGGCGGAAGATCCGCTCGACGAATGGCTGTTGAAAGAACGCACCGACGAACTCGGCCGGTTGGGTGACACCCTCGGGGTGGCGCGGGAGCGGGTCACCGGCGGCATGGGCGCACAAAACCATTGGGGTGCCGCTCTCGCCTCGGAGGAAGAGGTGCGGATTACGTTCGCCCCGTTGGCGGAGACGGTCTGCGGCGCGGTGACCAAGGCGTACCTACAGCCGATGTTGAAGGCGGCCGGTCTGTCGCCGGTCGGCCCGAACGGTGGCCGGCTTATCGTCTGGTACGACACGTCCGAGCTGACCGCGAAGGTTGACAAGTCCGAGGCTGTCGTCAAGGCCTACGACCGGCTGGAAGCGAACGGGTCCGCGTTGCGCCGCGAACTTGGCCTGGACGAGTCCGACAAGCCGACCCAGGACGAGGTCGAGGAAATGATCTGGAAGAAGGTCGCCGGATCCGAAACTCTCGCACCAACGTCGGTGCAGCACTTGTCCGGCAAAACTGATCTTCCGGTGGCGGGTGTCCTGGCATCCCCCAACGAGGCACCGTCTGGGGGAGGCGGCACCTCCCCGGCGCCGATCCAGACGCCCACCACCGGAACCCCCGGCAACCAACCAGCCCGCCCAACGGCGGCGCCTTCGTCGTCGACACCAGTTCCGGCGCGGGTCGCTTCGGCCGAGTTTGCCCTCGACCGTCTGGCCGCCTTGGACCGGCGTGCACTGGTCGCCGCTGGCACGACGCTGAACGGTCACCGCCCCGGCGGCCGGCACCGCCACCCCCGAAAGTAGCCCTTCGTCGTGCACCGCATCGACGGCCTCACCGATGCCCAACTCGCCGCCTACGAAGACCGGGCCGAAGCAGCTATGCGGTCCGCGTTACAGCAGGTCATGGACCAGATTGCCGACCGGATCCTTGCCCAGGTCCAGACATCCTCCGGATACCGCGCCCTGTGGACCGGCTGCCGATTTTGCCTCAACCCCCGCCACCCCGGACCATGCGCGAAACCGAAAGGACCTGATAGCGGCAGCCCAGGTCATGGACACGGCGGTGGTGGCGGAGGCGGTGGTGGAAGTGGCGTACACGGCGAGGAAGGGTCCATGCGGCCATCGCTCCGCGACGCCAAAACCACCGAAGACGTCTCCGCGGCCGTAGCCTCCGAGGCATCCACCATCACCGGTCGGAAAGTGACGTGCGACATGACCGGATCCGACCCGCAGATAGCCCGCGAACACGGCGAAGCAATCCTTCAAGACCTCGAACTGTTTCCCCACGTACCAGTCGCATCGATACATACATACGGCCCTGGCAGCGCCCGCCCCGACATTCCTACCGACGCCGCGTACGCGGTCACCAGGCACGGAACTAGTAACGCGATTGCATTCAATGCCGAGTTCGCCGGCAGCTCCACCAAATATCACGCCAGTCTGAAAGGAGACGCTGACCAGGGCTGGGTCACGGCAGCTACTCCGGCCGGGGTCGCTCATCACGAGTTCGGACACGTCCTGGCCCAGCACACCCAGACGGCGACATCGGCGAAAGCACATGTGAGCAGCAAGGCCAGGACCGTGGGTGAGAAACCGTCGGCGTTGACCCGTGACCAAATCTCGGGGTATGCGGCAACGAATGCCCACGAGCTGGCCGCGGAAGCATTCTCCGATGTCATCACCCGGGGTGAAGATGCGTCATCGCTGTCCCAGGACGTGTACGCACTTATGGACGGCGCGTACAGGGCAGCCTATGGGGGTGGGTCGTGACGACAAGGCCGGCGACACAGTGCGGTGCGTGTGTGCACTACCTGTCGCCGTTGGACCGCGACGATAGCCAGCCCCCGGAGGACGACGCCGTAGGAGCGGCGGGGCAGATCTGTGCCGCGTTTCCGTCCGGGATTCCGGACGAAATTTGGTGGAACCATGCGGACCATCGGGAGCCGTATCCGGGTGATGGCGGCATCATGTGGGAGACGAATGGGTTGCCGTTTCCGGTATATGCGCTGGACCCGCCGTGACCCCCGCGCTGATTGCTGCTGATCCGCCGACCGTTCCGCCAGGCGATGGTGAACCACCTGGCCAGCCGTATGTCTCCCCTGACGATCTCGCGTCGGTCGGCCCCCTGTGGGATGAGGCTGCCCGCCGACATCTGGACCCGCTGGTAGCTGAGATTTGGCAGGACAGCAGCGACACCATCCACGCCGAAATGGTCGACGTCACCCAGGTCCCGTCTCTGCCGAACGTGTCCTCCCTCGCCGGGGAGCAATACCTGCGGCAGGCCGCGAACACGTTCGAGGAGGTCGGCGACGAACTGTGGGGTGTGGCCCGGTCCGAACTGTTGGCCGGGTTCGAGGCCGGTGAATCGATCGAACAACTCGCCGACCGGCTCCGCCACTCCGCCGGTCTGACCGCGAAGAAAGCCGTCCTGGTCGCCCGAACCCAGATCATCGAAGCGTCGAACGCTGCGTCGATCGCCACTGCCCGAGCTGCCGACCTTGACATGCAAAAGGAGTGGATGTCGGCCGAAGACCGCCGCGTCCGCCCCGCCCATGCCGAGGCCAACGGCCAACGAGTTGATCTCAACGCCAAGTTCATGGTCGGCGGATATCAAGCCGACTACCCGGGAGACCCGGTGCTGTCGCCAGCGTTGCGGTACTCGTGTCGGTGCACCGTCGGCTATGTCATGCCCGACAAGGCGGTCAAGCAGGCGCACCGGCAGGCCGAGCTGCCGCTGGAGCTGCCGAACACATCAGGTGCCGAAACGGCCCCCACCGTCCCGCCGTCGGTAGTAGAGCCGGAGCCGACCCGGGCGGAGAAACGCGCCGCGGCCCGCGCTCGGCAGAAGGAGATCGCCACCGCTGACGGCAACGCCCGCCTG